GTTAATTGATCTGCATACGTTTTACCTAATGCTTCAATATATTCTGCTGGTAATACTCGTGTTTCTGTTACTGCCATTATGCCATTCCTCCGTTTTCAAGAGTCTTCATTAAAGAATACATTTTTTGTGCACCTTTATTGACATCTCCTCCGCCTGCATTTCGTACAGCATCTGCTGTAAATACAAATTCATTATTCGATAACATTGCAGGAACGTCATCTGCTTTTTCTTTTATACCAATTGGAGGAACAAATCCACCAGTTTGTCTATAATCTATTTCTTTTACTCCTTCTTGATTGGTTCTAAGTTCTCCCATAGGTCCACCATAAGCAGCATTTTCTCTTACATATTCTTCTATTTCTTCCACTGATTTTCCTGGATTTAGATTACCATAATATTGACCTGTATATTGTCTCATTGGTGATGCCATTTGTAATTGTTTAAAAATTTCAGGGTTTTCATTTATAAGTTTAGTAATCATTCCACCAATACCGTAGTTTTGTCTTCCCATAAGACCACCTTCTGCAGCATATTCTCTAGTTTGCTCTGATGCAAAACTTTCCGCTTCCGATTCAGTAGCTTCTGGATTAGTATTTTTATAATATTGAGCTAAATATCTTCTTACTCCTTCAGGATCTCTTTTCATTCCTTCTTGTATTTGTTGAGGAGATAACATACTTCCCGCTGCTAGCCCCAAGCCTCCTGCTAATAAAGTACCTGCTCCTATTTTACCACCAAGACTACCAAGTATTCCAGAACTTAATCCTCCTCCATACCCAGCAGTTAAACCTAATTTACCTAATAATCCTTGACTCGCTGCTCCACTTCCAGCTAGACTAGTTCCCATTAAACCTTTTTGTAAAGCAGAAAAAGGACTTGCAATAGATGTTCCTAATTGACCAAAACTAAATCCAGGTCCTCCCATTAATGCACCGCCACCTAAATAATATCCACCAGCAGCAAGTAATGCTAATTTACCAACATCAGAAGATGCAATATCTTTAACAGCGCCAACCGCTCCTTTAACAGCACCTGTAACTCCTTTCGTTACAGATTTAACTAAACTTCCTAAACCATATTGTTGTCTTCCAATAAGACCACCATAAGCATAACCAGGCATAGAAGGGTTTATCATTTCTTCTCTCATTTGTTCTGGCGATAATATTTGTAATCTTGGATCATAATATTCTGGAATGTCTTGAGAAATCGCTGATTGCTCTTCTCTCATTTGTTCTGGACTTAATAACTGTAATCTTCTGTCATAATATTCTGGAATGTCTTGAGGCTCTCTTTGTTCACTCATTTTAGCTGATTGTCTACTCATTTCAGCTATTTGTTCACTAATTAATCTTCTAGCTTCTTCTGGAGAAGCACCTGCTTGTAACATTGAGTTATAAGCTTCTTTAACGCCTTCAGGCATCATAGCAAATGCTTGTTCTTCTGTTAATTGATCTTGAGCTGCACCTTGTTGCATTTTTAATAATTCAGCAATACCTGTGCCATTTTGATATAATTGTCTATTCATCTGTGATCTTGCAATGCTCATAAGTTAATTGTTAGTAAATAAAGGCAGGCATAAAAATCCTGAAATATATACTTTACTTGGTTTTTGAAAATAAATCAAGCTTAGGCATCTTAACTAATACGTCTCTTTGAACATTTTCTTCAGGTATATTAGCTGTTTTTAAAGCTTCTTCATCCTTATAAATCTCTCCTGTTACCTTGTTTTTTATAGTTACAACAACCTCTGCTGGTTCTACAACAGGTACTTCTTGCCCATTTATATTTATTGTTTTCATGTTATTCCCTACTTAATTGTAACAATGATATTACTGCACTAATACCAGTTGTATCCGATGTTTCTATTTTTAATATGTCAGATTCTTCTAATATAATAGGACCTTGTGCCAAATTACATATAGTTGAACCTGTAATACTTGCATAAGCTATTTGATACGTGGTTGAAGCAGATGCATCTGTAATAAATACTTTAACTACTTTAGATCCTGATTCATTGGTTACTTGTATATTTTGAATAATGGCTCTTGCATCAGAAGGAGCTGTATAGATAGTCTCTTGACCTGTAGTCGTTGGATCGTAAAATGCGTTTATATATTTATTTGCCATTATGTTAAATCATACCATTTTAATGTGCCAACCACATCATCGTTTGCTGATGCTCCTTTAGCACAAAGAGTTAATGTATCGGATGTCCCTGAAATTGTTTGCCCTATTTGATAAGAAAAAGCAAAGTTACCTGACTGAGCTGCAGTCACTAAGGATGTACCTTTACCTGATAAATAAGACTTACCAATTATAGTTCCACCTGTAATTGTTTTAGTTCCATCCAAATCATATTCTACGTTATCAGAATAACTTGTATACGAAAATGAAGATGATGGAGTAGCATTTAATATTAATTGTATTTCAAAATCTGAATTAGATACTGCAGCTGCTTCAAAACCGGATGGTACAATGACTGCATAAGGTCTTCCTGATTTAATTCTTATTGTTGCTAAATTATAAAAAGTTCCAGCGCTAGTTAAATTAACACCAGCTAAACTAGCTGTTCCAATCATTTGTCTTACACCTTCTGGTGCATACCCACCTTCAATCATAGTTGTAGAACAAACTTGTTGTAATGTATAAGTACCTGCAGCTAATGTTGCAGCTGTTTCAATTTCATATCGTATAGGTAAGTTTGCCGTTTGCATATAAACGGTAGATAAATCATTTGCATTATTAAATGTATGAGCAACAATAAAATTACCATTAATTACAAAACCAACTCTTACGGAGCCCATACCTAACCATTCAAAATCCATAAATAAAATAGAAGCTTTTGTTGGATCTAATGTGAAACCAGAATCTCCTGTTCCATTTAATTTATCTCCATTCCAAGAAGATTGAGATATTTCTGTATCTACGGGTGAACCTGTTACATACGTACGTCTAACTATTTTTAATGTTGTACCATCAGCATAAAAGAATATTCCATTGTTAGCATCAAACATACCAATCTTTTGTTTAAGATCAGCTGTTAATGTATTCATAACAAATGTATTTAAATTTAATAATGATTTACCTGGTTGATAAGACATTACTCTTTTGGATTGTCTTATCACTTTATCACCACTTACTTCTGTTACATTTAAATTAACAGTAGAATTATTAGATGTATAAGTAACTGTGCCTGACCCTGTTAATGCTTCATCAAAGAGATTATTCTTTGACATCACATTTTTAGAATCAAATATAGTTAAAGGATTAGAAACTCTTAATCTTCCAAATGCATCGGTACCTGTGCCGCCAGGTGTAATGATTACATTATTAGGTTCTATATTGACATTATTACAAGACATTAACAACCCCTGTATTGTGTATTAAACCATGCAAATCTTTGTTGCTCTTCTCTAAGGTCTTGTTGAAAAGTAGAATTTAATTTTTCAATTAAACTATCTAAATCTCTGATTAATGCATCAGCTGTTCTTTGTTCATATCCTTCACCAGGTCTTGTAAATACTATAGTAATTTTTGCCATTATCTTCTTCCGTCTGGTTGTACATCTAATCTAAAGGTTCCTAATTTCCAGCTTTCTGAAGCACCAGTATTAGCAATCTTTAATGATATTGCTCTTGCTCTTGCACGTGTGTCTACTTTACTAGTAGATGAGTTAATTGTAAAGGGTCCAAGGGAGGAACTACTATAATTGTTATTAGGATAATCTCGTAGATTTAATGTAACTTGAGTGTTCCCTGTTTGTGATAAAAAGTCTGGTACAAATCTTCTTATCTTCATAATGTATTCTCCATCTCCTTGAAAACTAGGAATACCTGGTTGCTGTTGTGTAATATCAAAATCTCCAGATTCAATGTTAGAAGTAATAGTATTTCTACCACTCGATAAAATTTCATCGGTCCCTGTTTCATGTTCAAAATAAATACTACTTCCATCCGTGTTTCCTATGACATCAAAAGAAGCATCATCAGCTGCATTATATTTGGTTGCATGAGGTAAACCAAATACAGAAGAATCTACCCATGTAGTTCTTGCTAAGGTTCCCGTAGTCCAAATAGGTCTTTGTGGACTAGATTCAATATAATTATATGTAACACATGCATTTACTACTGTTGAACTTCCTGTACAATAAAACCAAGTTATTTCTCCATATAAATTATTAACACCAGCATTAATTAATCCAGATGCAGTTGTGTTTAAATTATCAAACACATAATCTTGTACTAAACAAACCATAGATTGTAGATTACCTGAATATTTAAAAAATCCATTTTCAGACATCCAATAAGCAGCGCCGTCTACTTCTACGGCTGCACTTTCTCCAATTAAACCACAATTAGTTCCTACTTGAGTAAAACCAAAAGTAAATGGAGCTCCTACATAACGCATAGTAAATAAAGAAGTATCTGTCCAAACATAAATAGCATCTTTTCCTCGAACAGCTCCTACAATTCTAGATCCATCCGATAGTCGTTGTGTACCTGCTGTGTTGACAGAAGTAGGTGCATATTCATTAATATTTTCTTGATCCGAGAATCGTATAAACATTAAATCTTGTGTAGTAGGATCACCAATCGTTAATTCAGTTCCAAAGAATACTAAGTGCCTATCTGGAGTAGAAACTAACATATCTCTAGATGCAGTTGGTGCACCAGAAATAATAGTTGCTCTATTATTAACTGCTCCGGATGCATTAGAATCCCATTCAAAACAAGGACCATCATGAATTAAAGCAATTAATTTTGCTCCATAATTATCAATACTCCATTCACCAGGATCTATTACAAAATCTCCAGAAGCTGCTTCACCCCAACCAATATAATCCGTTGTATTAGTAATAGTATCTCCTGTAGTATGAATAGCTGCAGTTGTGTTTCTTACTCCTCTAGTTACTCCTGTTAACACGTCCGCAGTAATTCCTGTATAAGATATTTCTTCACTTCCGATTTGAATATAGTTAGTTCCTGAAGTAGGAAACAAAGCAGAATCCGTTAATTCAATACCTGTGGTTTGTACAGCATTAATAGAACCTACTAATGTAGTAGTTGCCTCTCCTGAAACGGTTCCACCATATTGTCCTAGTCCATAACCATAACCAGGTAATTGTTGTGCTGGACCTACAGGCCAATAATGTTGAACTCTTATACCTCCGGAAGCTGTTGCGCCTGCTCCTGTTTCAGCGCTAGGCATGGTAATAGTAATAGTAGTGTCAGTCGGTCTTGAAGTGACCATAAATCTTTTATCATTAAAATCAGATGCAGTATAATTAGATCCAGTAATGGCTGTGAAGTTATCTAAATAAATAATATCTTTTGCTTCAATATTATGAGGAGCCGCAAAAGTAATTGTAACAGAAGTAGATCCATTTACAGTTGTAAAAGCATTACTTACGGTTGTTGTAGATTTAATAGGGTGAATATCATAAAATACTCCTCCTGTATAAATATATAAAATTCTGTTGGTTCCAATAGCAGCAAATTTAGTACCTTCATTATTGATTAAATGATGCAAACCTCTAGCTGCACCGGTTAATTTATTTTCACCTAATTGTGCCCATCCACCTATTTTCTCTGGTGTATTATAACGAAAACGTACATTATCCCCGCCTACCCATTGTCCTTCTGCGGTGGTTTCTGTAATTTGTTTATTAAAACCAGGCATAAAGCCTATTTTTTGTAGCATAATATTGCTACTATATTATAGTTTTATGCCAGATGGAAGTCCTAACATTGCTCGTTTATCGAACTTATTTTGTTCAGCAAACTGACCATTTCTATGATTATAATGTAAGAATACTTGACCACAAATATTGCCTTGAAACTCTTCTCTCCAATGCTCTAATTCGCATCCAGAGTATACTAACATATCTCCTGGGGCTAAATCTACTTTGACACCTGCTGGTGCATTCGGTTTCATAATATTTTTATATTCATCAATCACATTATTAGATCCTGTTGGGTCAATAAAGATTGGCCACGGATCTCCACCTAAATTAAGAGTAGTTGATATTTCACAACTAGGTCTATCTTTATGTCTTTTTAAAATAGATCCTTTTTCATAAATCCTTGCATAAGAATAAGTAGGAATTAAATCTAAACCAGTTTGTTCTTTCATAATCGGTAATACTTTGACTAATAAAGTTTCCATAACAAAATCTGCATAATGAGAATAAACATTTGGTACTTGTTTATCTCTTCTAGTTCCAAGAATAGGAGTTTCTGCAACAATGTTATGGTTATACATATAATCCACTGCATCTCGCTTTAACATAAAATAGTTAAAACAAAAATTAGCTAATTCATAAGATACAGCGTTTTTGATTACTTGATATTTATTTTGACTAAATAACATAACATTTTTGCATAAAGTTAAAGGATACGGATATTCTAATATCATCGGATTGATTTGGATCCACACAATGATTCAACCAAGATGGAAACATAATCAATCTTCCAGCGATCGGTTCATAATGTGTTTCTCTCCATAATCTTGCAGGTCGAGGACCTGGTTTCATTCTAGGCATTGTCATTAGTGAAATAGATCTTGGATCTTCTAATTTTAAATGACCACAGTTAGGTGGAGTTTTTACATAATAAACTCCCGACCATAAGGAATTAGGATGAATATGCGCTCTATTAAATCCACCTTTTGGATTTACATTGGCCCACATATTACCTAAAAAAGGTTCTGAATCTAAATGTTCTTCTTGATATATTTCAAATTGCATTTTAAATAACAAATCAACTAACTCTCTGTATTCAGGTCGATCCGCCATGTTGGATTCAGAATGCCAACCATTGACATTGGTTCTTTGAATACCTTTATCTTGGTTCATCCAATTAACAATATCTTGTTCTAGTTTTTTATTAAACTCTGCTGTGCCTACATCTTTAATATAGATAGGGGTAGGAAAAAATAATTCTCTGTTCATTTAAAAGATGGTCCTCCAAACCACATGACTAACGATTTTCTAATTCCTTTAGTAATTGGTACAACCCTATGTCGGATAAAAGAAGCAAAGAAAATCGCTTGTCCTTGTTTAGGTTTTACAATTTTACCGTCTGACATAAGTTCTAATCCACCACCTTCAAATTCAGATTCGTCTGATAAAAGACAAGTCATTGATATTTTTCTTATGGGTGGTTCGTGTGCACAATTAACATCCGAATCAATATGCCAATCATAAAAACCACCTACTGGATATTCTGTATATTGAGCAGGTTCTGTTAATCGCATACCGTCAAATCCAAAATGATTGCCATTGGTTTGTAACATTATTTGTTCAATCTGTTTATACATTTCAGGCATCTTTTTAAAAGGTATCCAACTAATATGTGAAGTTCTTGTTTTGGTATCTACCGTTCCGCCGGATCCACCTCCCACTTGTCCTTCTTGTTTTGGTTCTGATTGTCCCGCTGCAATAATTAATTTACATTGTTCTGGTGTAAATATGGGAGTGGTAGTCTCCACAATATAAGACTTCCAACGTGGTTCTTTTACTATCATTATATCGCTCCTCTATTTCTAATGGGGTCATACAACACATCGCAATTTGCTGCAAGGGTTCGTCTAGTTTCATTGGTACTATTAAATGGATATACACAATGTCTCATATCATAAGGAAAAACATAAAAATCTCGTAAATCCATTGGTGGTTGATAATCTATTTTTGCAAATTGACCATTAGCTGCACCTAAAATTTGAAGTTGTCCATTTTGTGGTGTTTCTTCTGCAGAATATTCAACACCCGTAGTGGATGGTTTTTTTAAAATCATCACACTAGATAAACCTGTATACAAGTTACCTCTATGAATATGTACAGGATTATATTCATTGGCTTTCATTTCATTAACCCAAACTGAATTTAAATGAAGTTTATATTCTCTAATTTTATTAAACTGTAAATAATGATTGTATATTTGTAAAAACCAATCGGTAACATTTCTTGGTAAAAAATTATGACGTTTCACTTTAGATTCATCCTCTCCATTAAAGAATAAGGAATGTTCATTCATAATTTTACCTACTAATTGTTTATTAGCAGGATACAGTTGTTTGATATTATTTTCATAGCTGTGATTAATGGCACTGAAAATATCAAGGGGAACTTGATATTTAAGTATAGATTGACCTAAGAAAATGAAATCAAATTTCATTTATAATAATTAAGAATTTGGTTTTCCGTACTGCGGAAGTTCCTCTTTCTTCTCCGTTCCTTCTAGTTGACCGCCATCTTGTAATGGAAGTTCACCTGTTTTAATAATTCTTTCAATAGATTGTAATTGTCCAAGGACGTTAAATACTTCTGCTTCGGAAGATCCTTGCGTCAAAGATTGTGCTTTGTGAGTATACATTTTTCTATACGAATCCAATTGATGTTGATTGACATCTTTGGTATTAAAGGATCCATCATCAAATTCTAATTTTAATTTAGACCACATTTTAATTTCTCGCATTCTATGATACGCTTGTTTTTCCATCGATGCTTTTGCAAATCTGCATTCATCTAAATCAATTTCATATTTAGCTAGTTTATAATCATCTTTTTCTTCCGAGACTTTTTTCTCTAACCATTTAATTTTTGCTTCATTTCTTCTAAAATCAAAAGATAAAGCCATTAAGTTATCTAAATAACTTGCTTGTTCTCTGACACATTGCCAATATTTAGCAGCTTTAGTTGGGTATCTATTATCTTGAAGGACAGAAAACCTTGCTTCGGTTTCTGTTCTAAACATTTGTTTTTTACTCCAGGTATCTCTTAACTCATCCACCATTCCTTTGAAGGATTGTAAGTCCTCTGGATTTAGTAAATTATTTAAATTAGCTTCTTCTTGTTGAATAAGATCTTTTATGTCTCTCTTCTCTGTCATAAGTACTTTCTATATATTAGTTAATGATAATAAATCAAGGTATATAGATTATATAAAAATAGTCAAGTATTAGGAAGTACTAATAACTTCAGTTATTTTACCATCTCCGTACCATTCTTCGGTTGCTCCTGTTACAGATGGATCACTTCCACCAAATGCTAGTGCTAAAGTTTGTGTTCCTGCGCTTGCTAGATTATACCTAGCGGTGTTTAAATCATTTTTATTTGTCCAACTCGTTCCATTCCAACTTTCTGTTGCACCTGTTTCAACTCCTGGACTTTCTCCACCAAAAGCTAAAGCAGCTGTTTGATCTCCTGCACTTCCTAATTGAAATCTTGAAAATCCTAAATCATTAACTTCTGTCCAAGAAGTACCATTCCAAGATTCTGTATTTGTTTGATAAGGGGTACTTCCTGTATATCCTCCAAATCCCAAAGCAGCTGTATTTGTTCCTGCTTCACCCATACCTGATCTTGCCGTATTTAAATCATTGACTTCCGTCCAAGCAGAACCATTCCAAGTTTCAGTATTTCCATAGGCAGCAACTGGAACCAAAGGTGCTCTTCCACCAAAAAATAAAGCAGCCGTTTGTGTTCCTGCTGAAGAAGCGTCTTGTCTAGCAGTGTTTACATCTCCAACTTCTGTCCAACTTAATCCATTCCAACTTTCATTTATTGCAGATACTCCTGGAGGAACTTCTCCTGAAATAGCTAATGCAGCGGTTTGAGTTCCACAACCAGTTAATCTAAGTCTAGCTGTATTTAAGTCATTGACTTCATACCAAGTAGTTCCATCATATAATTCCGTAAGGGCTACAGGAGGCTGTCCTCCACCAAAAGCTAAAGCAGCCGTTTGAGTGCCTGTACCTCCGAAAGTTCTCCTAGCCGTATTCATATTGTTACCCGTGATCCACCCACCAACAGCAATGTTTGCATTCCATTCTTCGGTTGATGTTGTTTGAGTTGATGGAGCTGTTTCTCCACCAAAAGCTAAAGCAGATGTATTATTTCCTACTCCTGCTCCTGCTAGATATCTTCTAGCTACGTTTAAATCATTAGTTTCTGTCCAAATCGAACCATTCCAAGATTCTGTTGCTGCTGTTCTAACAGAAGGTGTGATTCCACCAAAAGCTAAAGCAGCTGTTTGTATTCCTGTTCCTGCTGGAGAATACCTGGCTGTATTTAAATCATTTACTTCAAACCAACTAGTTCCATTCCAAGATTCTGTTACTGCTACAGAATCTGTATCATATCCTCCAGAGGCTAATGCAGCAGTTTGTATTCCTGCAGGTGCTATATAAGATCTTGCAGTATTTAAATCATTCACTTCAGTCCAAGATGTTCCATTCCAAGATTCGGTCAGTGCAGTTTGAGAACCATCATAACCTCCAAAAGCTAATGCTGCTGTGTTAAGTCCAGTTCCAGATAAAAATCTCCTTGCTGAGTTTAAATCATTCACTTCAGTCCAGCTGGTTCCATTCCAAGATTCTGTTATTGCTGTTACACCTGGCGCAAGTTCTCCACCAAAACCTAAAGCTGCGGTTTGAATTCCTGCAGATCCTATTTGTCCTCTAGCTGAGTTTAAATCATTTACCTCAGTCCAACTTGTTCCATCATATGACTCTGTTAATGCCTGTCTAGTTAATGGTGTAATTTCTCCTCCAATTGCCAACCCAGCTGTTTGAGTTCCAGCTCCTCCAAGAACATATCTAGCCGTATTTAAATTCCCACCCGTAGCCCAACTATTACCAATGACTTGTTTCAAGCCTTTTAATTCTTGAGATGTAGTATTATACCAAAGCTGTCCGACATTCGGGTTTGCAGGATCGGATGATACCACTTCTATGTTTTGTCCAAATATTTCTTTGTAAGTTGCCATATTAATCTATTGTCTCCGTTATATTTCCATCACCGTACCATTCTTCGGTGGCGCCTGTAATAGATCCAGTGGTTCCTCCAAAAGCTAATGCTGCAGCTTGAGTTCCAGCTCCTGCTAATCCTTGTCTTGCAGTAGTTAAACTATTTTCATTAGTCCAGTTGGTACCATTCCAAGATTCAGTTGCTGTTGAAAAAGGTGGTATATTTCCTCCAAAAGCTAATGTTAAAGTTTGAGTTCCAGCTCCTGTTAAACCTGATCTTGCAACATTTAGATCATTAACTTCAGTCCAAGAAGTCCCATTCCAAGTTTCAGTATTTGCTACTGTAGGTAGTCCTCCAAAAGCTAAAGCAGCTGTTTGAATGCCTGTGCCTCCTAAATATCTTCTAACCGTATTTAAATCATTGACCTCAGTCCAACTTGTACCATTCCAAGATTCTGTTACACCTAATCCGAGAGGGGGAGGTTCTCCTCCAAAAACTAATGCAGCAGGTTGAGTTCCCGCAGCAGCTAAACCTGATCTTACTGTAGTTAAATCATTCACTTCGGTCCAACTTGTGCCATCCCAAGTTTCAGTATTACCGACATAAGTTGTAGTATATCCACCAGCAGCTAAAGCAGAAGTTGCAGTGCCCATTCCCGATAAACTGTTTCTAGCTGTGTTTAAATCATTAAGTTCTGCCCAAGCTGATCCGTTATATAATTCTGTTGCTCCTGTATTAGGAGGAACATTTCCTCCGAAAGCTAAAGCAGCGGTTTGAGTGCCTGCTCCTCCACCAAAATTTTTTGCTGTACTCATACTCCCACCTGTCACCCAGACACCTTGTGCTACATTCGCGTTCCATTCTTCGGTTGCGGCTATGACAGTTGGAGTTTGTCCTCCAAACGCTAATGCAACTGTTTGTGTTCCATTGCCTGCTAAATTAACCCTAGCTGTATTCAAATCATTAGTTTCTGTCCACGATGTACCATTCCAAGATTCTGTTATTGCTGTTGCTGGTTGTCCACCAAATGCTAGTCCAGATGAACTACCTGTTCCTCCTCCTGCAAGACCAAGTCTAGCTGTGTTTAAATTATTTACTTCATACCAAGTAGTACCATTCCAAATTTCTGTGTTTGCTGTAGCACCAGGTGCATATTCTCCTCCACACACTAAACCATCAGTATTTGTTCCAAACTCTCCTGGGTTATATCTTGCCGTATTTAAATTATTGACCTCAGTCCAACTAGTACCATTCCAAGTTTCTGTAATTACTTGATAAGTAGGACTTATATATCCTCCTGCGGCTAAAGCTGCAGTATTTGTTCCCATACCTGCTAAATTTCCTCTTGCAGTATTTAAATCACCTACTTCTGTCCAACTAGTACCATTCCAACTTTCATTTAATGCTGATCTTGCTGGAACATTTGTATATCCTGCAAAGGCCAATCCCGCTGTTTGTGTTCCAGCTCCTGCTAAAGAGTAACGAGCGGTATTCATACTATTCGGAGAACTTGTCCAAGATGTACCATCATATAATTCTGTTGCTCCTGTTGATGTAACAGCTGCTGGTGAACCAGTAACTCCTCCCATTGCCAATCCAGCAGTTTGTGTTCCAGTTCCTGCTAAAGATCTTCTCCCTGTATTCATGTTCCCACCTGTAGACCAAGAACTCCCGATATTCGTTTTGCGAATTCGTAAATCTCCTAAAGTTTCGTTGTACCAAACCTGTCCTACAAAAGGATTTTCTGGATCCTCGCTGTAGTTACGGACTTTTCCGCCTTTGATACCTTTGTACTCAGTCAATGTTTTCTCCTATTACTCCGTCAATGTTATGTCTGCTGGTCTATCACCGATTCTATCAATCTTTTGCTCAGCTGTCTCGCCTTGAACATTATCATTGTCCCAAGCGGTTTGAGCGGCAGTGACTTCAGCAGTAACAATAGCTTGAGCTTCAGATAATGTTTTAACAGTTCCGTTTACTTTTGCAATCCAAAGATTGGCGTGCTTATTGTAAGCGGGAACTT